TGTACCACCAGCTTCAACTCTATATATATCTCTTTCAGTTGTGTCTGATGGCCCTATCGGCAAAGTTAAATCCAAACTATTAGATGTTGCTGTAACTGTATTAGAAATGCATGATGTAACTAATTCTATACTATCTACTACATAGGTTATTGCGTAAAAATAATCTCCAGTTAATACTCCTGCAACAAGATTATTAGTAACTATGGGCGCACCCATTTCTGTTGTAACTGTTCCATTATAAACAATAACGTTATCAACACCATTTGAAATAAATAACTTGTCATTTAACACAGCAAATGAACATTTATTGCCTGCTGTTAACCCACTATAAATAGTAGTTGGAACATTAATTGAATCAACGGCATCTTTTATTACATTTCCGCCCTGTACAATTATATTTTCTTTTTGTAAGTTTCCAATAGAATCGATATATCTAAATTGAAAAATACCATCAATACCAGCTGTTCCGCCTGCATTATATTCAATTTCTGGCGCTGATATTCTTGATAATCCAATAATATTATCAAAGTTATAATTAACGATATTCTGACAAAATTCAGTCCCTATAAATTTAGGTCCTCTATCAGTTCTTATACCTTTGCATTGGGTTTGAAGAACCTCGAACATTACATTGTAGCTCCTGTATTATTTGTTTCCCAGTCGAAAGCATCTGAAATAAATGTTCCTGACGTAATATCTGAATGATCCCATTCAATATCTTCTTTGGCTTGTGCCAGAAAGCTCGCTGCATCGATTTTATATGGTTGCGCTCTTGCAGAATCAACTTTGATTAATAACATATAGGTCGTTAGATCAATGATGCTGATCATGTGTTCTTCTGGAATATTGAGTTCTCTGTTTAAATCATCTTCAGATATAATATCCGAATCAGAAACAAAAATTGGTTTTTCTAATCGTCTATAAAAAACCATTAAATTATTTTCGTTAACAGTTGATGAATTATTATGTTCTGCTGCTGTTGTATCCTCAATGCCTCTAGTACAATTTAAAAATTGCGTCGCATTTTTGCTTTGATATCTTATCTTTTCTGAACCTATTGTTATTCTTCCATTTTGTTCAGGAAAATCATTTGTTGAAACAACTGTAATAGTGTTTTGAGTTGATGTAATTAAACTTGTAAGTGTTGAAGTTTGAAATTCTAATGAAGAATCTGGATAAAAATAAATTTCATCTTTCCAAATACTTACAAATTGTGGGATTCCTGAATAAGTTTGATAAGGAAATCTAGTATGTGTATAGTTCATTGGCTTGATATTAATTAAATATCTTCGACCGCCTCGCCATATATATATATTTTTATATGCTTTTGACCTAATAGCGTATTTTGGCGCTGTTATACTTCGTACATTTGAACCTAAATTAAAAGAAAAAATATCTTCTATTCCTTTTGTAAAACTTGCATATTGATCTAGACAAATTTGAAACTGTGCTACTAAATTTTTGTTGCTAAATAAGGCATTTATATTTCGGCCTGTGTTATCGTCGTTTGTATTTGTTTGAAATCTTATTCTTGATATAGCGTCTTTAATTAACATAATTACCTCCTATGATGTTGAATTTGAAAATAACGGATACCATTCAGATCCCTTTTTTATAAAACTTCCGCCACGGTGATATCGCATTACAAAGCGTGAAGTACCGCCATTAGGTGTATTAATATTTCCAGTCGTATTAATGGTTACCATTCCGTTGTAACTCGTTTTAATAAAAGTTATAACTTGGCCTTCAACTCCATTTTGTAATGTCGAAATTCCATAGGACAAATTAGATACTGAAACATCTATTACTCTTTTTCCATTGGCATCAATTACTGATCTTGTATCAGGCATGTTGTATATATCTAAAACTTCGGTTTGTATCGGTACACCCTGATGAAAAACTTCAAACCAACTTGAATAATTTTCTACTGTTGAGCTTGCTTCAAACGCCCTCTTCCAAGTGCGAACGTGATTATTTGGTGCGTCGTATGTCGCTGTAGATAACTCCTGATAACCATTCCCATAAGATAAATTAACGCTACTTACTCCTGTCATAACAGTTTTTAAAACATTAAATTGAGAATCAGGAAAATAATCAGGACCATTGGTCCAACCTTGTGTTTCTGAATTAACATTTCCAACAAAATAATACCCAGACTGTCGATACCTTGGCGCGTTAAAATCACGACCCGTAGCCGTCATTTCTCCCCTTAGATAACCATTTAAACCACCATTATTAATTTCTTGCCATTGAGATACAATTGGGACTGTACTGCTAGAATAAACACGCATCCACATACGAACATTTGGGTTTAAACCATCACTTTGATTTACTGCGGTTGTCCATATTTGGGTTACGGCTGTAGGGTCCGAAGCACCTTCTCTATTAGAGTAAACACAAACATAATGCGTGTTTCCTTCAATTTCAGGAGGCCGATTTAGTGCTGTAGAAGAAACTTTATAAACGCCTGCATCTAATAAATCATTTAAGTTTCCTGAATATTCCGCTTCAATAAATGTTATCGGCAAGTATTTGTTATTAATTAAACTTCCCAAATCAACTGTTATTTGGCTTTCTGGATTGACCATATTTAGTTCTAAAGTTTGAAGTGTTAAACCGGCAGAATCCAAATGTGTATTTAACTGATCTTCTGTTTCAATCGTTACATCAATGTTAGATGCTGGGTTTACCATACTCAATCGCAAAACACTTGAGTCTGTATTGTATGTTGCTGATGCTAAGTGAGTATTTTCATTTGCTGTAATGTATCTACCATCCAAATCAGTTGTTACTGTGGAATCATTGTTTAATGTTGCAGTTATTACACCTGAATCTTTGTTAAAAGCTAATGCAGAAAGAAACGTATTTTGATCTGGTCCACCATCAATCGTCACTTTAAATTGTGATGTAGGTTCAACCATGTCTAAAGTTAATTCTCTGGTAGCAGTATTAAAGGATACATCATCTAAATGAGTGTTTTGTGTTGCATATCGACCATCTAAATCTACTGTCACGTCCACGGCATCGTTTCTAGATAATGTTAAAGTACCATCAGAAAAACTTGCACTTGTCACAAACGTATTGTCTCCTTCAATTCCTGAAAGATTAACTTCAATCTGGCTTTCTGGATTAACTAAATTTAATAATAATTTTTTGGTGCCTGCATTAAATGATGCAGAATCTAAATGCGTGTTTAAATCTGATAAATCTGATAAATCAACTGTAATTGTAGAGGTTGGATTGACCATTCCAAGTGATAACACATTATCTGCACCGAGTGTTGCAGTATTTAAATGTGTATTTTCAGTTGGAAAACGACCATCTAAGTCTACCGTTACAGTGCCTACTGGATCAGTTTGATTTAAAGTTAAAATTCCATCAGAAGTGTTAAATGTTGCTGATGTCGTACGTGTATTTTCCGTAACATATCTTCCATCCAAATCAGTAGTAAGTTCTACACCATCATTTCTCGTAGCCGTTAATTGTCCTGTAATTGTCGCAAAAGCTAACGCAGTGATAAAAGTGTTTTCTGACGACTCTAGCTGTTGTGGATTATATATGTAGGTCATGTGCCTTCAACACCTACAATGCTTTTTCCACCTGCGGCTGTAATTCCAAAAACTGCGCCCATATATACAGGGCTTGCAAGTACGATATTACCACCATTAGCGTTTAATCTTATTCCGCTATTCATCTTCGCTGCACTACCCAAACTTATGAAAATATTCACATCAGAATTGTTTACTAAGGCTAGTAATTTTCTACTTTCGTTAGCTGCTTTTATTTCTGTTGAAACTGAACCAATTGTTACTTCAAAATTTGTTGCATTTTCAAATTCTGTTCCCCCTCCTGAATCCCCCCCCGAAGTGTTGATTACAGGTATATACGGATCTGATGTGGTTCCAGTACCTGTCGACTTAAAGTACCTAATTCCATCATGAGACCATATAGCCTGATAATCAGTCATAGTTGCTTTACGCTCCAGGTGCAGCCGCTACTTGTACCGTTCTACCAGGAATAATAACCAAATCAATTGAACCAGAAGAAGTTGCAGTTTTAGCAATTCCTATTGATTTTGTAGATTGTACAGTTGAACCTGTAGTTCCATCTACTACAACAGTTGTTCCAGCCGCTAATACTTCTACATGATCACCAGCCGCTACTGTTCCAGCAGCAGCAGTCAAAACTCCAGCTATTTGCGCCCAGAAATATTCTCCAGAAGCGATAGCAGTGGTATTGAATCCTATTTTAGCTCCGCTCACAATTTCAGCCACTGCAGCAGTTACGACTTCAGCGTCTCCACCTGATCCTGCTTGAATTTCAAATGGGGTTCCAACTGTTGCAAAAGCAGCATGCGCTTTTACGTAGATAAATTGACTCTCGCCTCCTTTAGACGTGTCATTAACAGGTAAAATAGTTCCTAAAGGATATTCTTTAGTCGTTGAACCTGCATTTAAGGAATCAAGATCAACAGCTTGAATATTATTAATTGCTTTGTATGCCATAGTAATCTCCTTAGCTTTGTAATGCTGTGAAAACAGCGTTATAACGACGTGCGATATTAACTAAATTCATGACTAAATAAGTCTGAGAAGAAATTGCAGCTTGGTTAGGCAAACGCATATTTAACGTGTCCATTGGCGATTTTGAACCTTCAAACCCATACTTATAGTACATTCTGAATGTATTTGTACTTAAAATGTATAATTCATTATCAGCTGTAGCACCATCCGCACTTCCAGTACAAAACTCATCTACTACCCACGAAATACCATTAAAGTTGCATCCAGAAAATCCAGATTTTAATGTTTGTTCAGTAGTAAACTGCTGTTGTGACTGTTGAGAATTAAGAAATTTTGACAGTACAAATGAATTTGAAATCATAAGATCTGGCGTATAAGTTCCAGTCTCATCTCCAACACCTTGTCCACGTCCCATAAGAACACGAAATACATTATTAATATTTGCATAATTAATTGTATTGGTAGTTGTATCACGTTCAAAAAGCCATTCTGCAAGATCAGTATCTGATAATCCACCATAGGCAGTTCCAGAAGCTCCTGCAGCGTCTTTTAGTGAGGTTAACGCATTTGCATTACCAGCACTACTTGTATGTAAGGCAGCAGATAAATCTCTGATTGCATCCTGTTTTGCTAAAGAAATTTTGGTCTTAATTAAATCTTTAACTGCGTTAGACCCTGTGCCAGTACTAAAATCTTTTAAGTTGAAAGTTGAATTAGAAACGTAAAACTTCCAATCAAATTCTGCAAAAGTTAGCTGTTGATTTGCGTTAGTAGGAACAGTGTCATATTCACCAGAAAAGAAACCTTTAGCTGCGTTTTCTGCAAGCTGAATAGGAATTTGAATTTTGGTACCATCACCTTTCTTAAGATGTGGTTTTTTACTCATAATTGAATAAAAGTAATTTGCCTTAGCAAATGATGAAGCTAGTTCGTCGGCGATCAAGCGATGCGCAACGGATACTGCTTCGTTTAATTGTGCAGATGTTAATGCCATTAGTATTTCTCCATTAACCTAAAATCCTTGATAATGCGTCGTCTACATTTTGCATATTTACAGAGCCTTGACCTTTACTTGCTGATGAAGGAGAGGACAAGTTAGAAAATTTTGATTTATAAGCGTTTTCTGACGCTAAATTTCTAGCGTTTTCAATAGCTACATCAGCCGCATGCGACTTAAAATAATGTACCCATGATTCAGGAGATAAATTATTTTCGTTAGCATAGTTTAAAAAGTCGTCACGATTAAATTGAATATTATATTTTTTAGCATATTCATCAATTTCACCCATCTGTTGCTCTTGTTGCTCTTGCATAACTAGTTGATCTGCTCTTGCCGATAAATTTTGCTTCCACTCTAAAAGCTCTTGCATTTGCGACTGCATATTGTTTTCAAGATTAGGTTGATTATTTTCTTGTATTTGTTGTTGTTGGCCAGATTGATGTCGCTCTAAAACGCCCATAATCTCATCGCCAATTCCCGGTGCATCCATTAATTTTTCTAATACTTCATAATCAGTTTTATACCTAGATGTTTCTTCAAGTTGACTTTTATAGTCGTTAATTTGACTGTCGTAATCTCCTTGTTTCTTTTCTAAATATTTCAAAGATTCATACATTTTATTTGGGTCTTCACCCCAATGCTCTGAAAATCTTTTGTCTTCATTCCAATTATTAATATTGTCTTCGACTTGTCCGTCTTGTGATGCTTGTTGAGTGTCGTCAGTTTGCCCAAAACTTAATTGGGTACCTTCAACTTGCTCGACATCATTATCTTGGATGTCTTCCATTGTGTATGCTCCTACTTGCCTTGATTAGGCAAAATTTTGTCTAGCTGGTAATTAATTGTTGAGAATGGATCGTCTTCTTTCATTGAGGGTAACTCCCTTTTAGTAATTCTCACTATGCAGCTATCAATTTTCATAAGGGCCTCACGGGTATTCTGATTGCTAATAGACTCTTTTATATCTTCTAATTTCTTGACTAATTCATCAGGACTATATCCGCCATAATCGGCTAAGCTATATTTCTTTTTTTCGTCTTTAGAATTTTCAGATTTTTCTTTTTTAATTTCTTCGTACATATCTTCTTTTTTATCTGACATATCAGAAGATTCAGGACCGCCTATTTTTATAATAAACATGCCCATTTTTTTATCTTTATGCATTTGATTTTTTCCTTGATGCTCTTTTCTTTTTTAAGACTATTTTTGGTTCTACTTCTACAGGTTTTACTTCTGGCTCTGGCTCTAATGGAACAACATTGGATTCAAAAATTACTTGAGCTGTTCTAAATGGAACATCAAAAATAAAATTATCAATTTTTACTCGTATATGATCTTCTTTGTAATCAAGTTGCCCAGCAGGATAAATTGAATCTACCCAAAGATTGAGTTTTATATCTTTCTTAAATCTTAATTCACTGCCTACGTTAAACTTCATACTTTAATTGTAAAATTTTACAAAGTGAAAATCATGCAAGTAGATTACACTCTAAGCATAAAAGTTATAATTTAATTGGAATATATCGTAAAACAAAGTGTAAAAAACAGGTTAAAATTAGGTATGTCCCTAAAAAATGAAAAGCTAGTTAAATATCTAAATTCTCTGCGTCGTCCTGCTATGAATACGGAAGATCAAAAAAACTTTGTTAAGTATGCAAAATATTATAACGGAATGGTTGCGCCAGACATTGGCTATTCTTATAGCTCTGACCCAAGACGAGGCAATAATCGCAATTATTACAATTGCATAAGACCGATAATTGAAACAAAGGCTACTATTGCTCTGGATGCTCAAATTACAACTAACGTTAAAGTCTCTTCTTTATCTCATGCTAATTTTGATTTTTTAAAAGAATTAGATTCTGTCGCGGAAATCATTAACGATGTATGGGAAAATGTTAAAAAAGCTAATAACATTTCTGATATCCATCAGCAAATTGTTCGTGATGGTTTAATTTATGGAATTGGAATAGGAAAGGTTGCTTGGAATCAAGCTAAAGATGAAGGTTTGGGTAACGTTGCTGTTACAAGAATAAGTCCTGAGAATTTTTTTCCAGAGCCTGCTGCTAGCACTATTCAAAATGCTAATTATATTTTTGTGCGAAGATCATTATCTAAGTTTGATTTAATAGATCAATACAAGGGAAATCCACGTGTTTTAGAAATTTTAGATAAGTTAAATAAAAAGCAAAAAGTAAGTATTGAAGAGCCAGAACAAACTAATATTTTACAGGGGTATTCTAATGACAAAGACTCAGGTCAAGCTTATCTATCTAGGGGTAGCTTTCCTTCTAGTACTGAAAGTAATTATACTGTTTACGAGTGTTACTTACGAGACGACACCATTTTTCAACCCGAAAAACAAGATAACAGTGATACACAAGATGTTAAAAGAAAAAACTTATTCAAGTATCCGAACGGTAGGTTAATTGTATATATTGGCAATTATGTTTTAGAGGATCGACCCATAGATTATCCTTTTGGGTTTCCCTTCGCTACTTTTACTCCTACAACTACTAATACTCTTGTCGGTTATGGTGATGTAAGAGATTTATGTGCTACTCAGGATAAATTAACTAACGCATACTATAAATTAAATGAACTAGTGGCTAAATACAGATCTATGTTAATTGTGAGCCCAGATTCACTAAACCCCAATGACTTATCTAAGAATTTTGATATTATTGCTTCAAAACGAGGCACTTTTCAGCAACCTGTCTTGGTGACGAATAAACTTGCTCAAGATATCCAATTGATGCG